CACCAATACCAATGTCACCAATATTTCTAGTTTTGCCAGGAACTACGAAAATACCATCAGTAAGTGATCTTTCATCAAAACCAGTAAAGAGTGATAATTTAAAATAGTTGTCTCTGATGTTGGAAACTTCAGAAATAGGACCAGATGCCGCATTGAACTTATCGTTCAGTGGATCATTGTCCTGATAGAGAGTTTCACCTACAAGTTTTGCGGGGTCTCCAGAAATTAACTCAAGAGAGAGTGTTTTTCTCCTTACATAGTTTGCATATGAGGGTTTGATGAGATATTTCTCAAGATCGTTGATTTTGGGGTCAATTCCAAATAACGCTTTGAAGAGAATCTTGAAAGAATCCTCAGTTCCCTTTGATTCATATAAACTTCTCGCTTCTTTAATAAAATTATTAATATTCAGTTGAGGTGACAGGTTCACTCCTTCTAAACCAGGAGCATACATGGCCTTCAATTTCTTGTAGAACTCTTTTAGGAAAAGAGCACTAACATTCTGAGCAGCGGCACCACTAAGATGCTCTGCAGCAACAGTTTGCTGCCAAACTAAATTCCCAGGATTATTAGGTGCAGTGTAGGAACTAATCCCGCTGAACCCTCTCGTACATCCAGTAAAACTAGTTTGAGTTTTTTGGTCATAGGTTATAATCTCATTATCAATCTTAATTAGACCATGTTTATCGGGATATCCATCCGTGCTTTCTACTGTGAGTACATCATCAGTTGCAGAAATGGTATTTGTTAGTGTTGTCCCGCCTCTAATTACATCTACAGTAAGATTATCAATTTTGATGTATGCATCAATATTCTCAGCAATATCTGCAGGTCCACCTTGGTAATCCTGCGAGATATAATACTGAGTTAAAAAATCAACAAACTTTGGATTTTCCGATATCGCAAATTCGGGTATAGATTCAGAAATAGTCTGATATGTCTTTACCCGTGGGCTTAATGGGGAGTTTGTTTCTATCATCCTACTGTCTGATTAGCGATCCGTTG